AAGGCTTTATCTTCTTCGTCGGATGGAATTATTTTAAGCATTAATATTATGTTGCCTATCACTAAAATTAATGCGGTAATTATAAAAAACCAAATGTTTATTTCAGCCACTAAGCGGCCTTTCTGTCGATACTATTAGGGAATCTTCCTTCCCTTTTGAATGTAGAATACGCCCACTGCCAATCGTTGCCGTATTCGATTCTGCAAAAGTCAACAAAGTTCTCGTCGTTACGACTAAAAATACGGTTAATAAAATTAGTGAACTGACCAAGACTCCTTGAAGTACTTTCAAATACTCTATACATTTTTTCTCCTTTCTTACCATTTGTACACAGGATGCCATATCCCATGTGAATATACCCATTCGCCTAGTTTATTTTTAGTTGACATATTTGTATGCCTCCTTGACGTTTTTCTTTTGGCCTAAAGCTGTTAACTTTGTCAATGATGATATTAATTGTAAAATTTTTTGCATGTTGATCCTTTTCTTCCATTACTAATTTATTACTAAAGAAATATAAAATACAGTGTTAATAAGTTACAGGAGGCCTGCAAAAATAACACTGTCGAATTTGTTAATTAAGATATGGAAAATTTATAGATTGGCATCTTCCATGCCAGCAACTCTTAACTTTACTATGTTGGTGATGTGCCATTGTTTTTGGTCAAGTGCTTTAATCACACCCAACCATTTGTTGCGTAGCAGTGCCCATTCGTTGACAATGGCTTCGTAGTCGCACACCTCATCTTCACCTTCTGCATATTTTTCAGCATCACGTGATGTTAGTGCTCTTTGATAGTTTTCAAGATATTTTTTGTAGTGTTTAGTTTTTAATCTTCTAGCTTGAATTTCTAGATGTTTTAATATGCCTTCAATTTCTTGTAGTTGGCGGAAACGTGATTCAACAACACCTGGCATTGATGCAGATTGTTTCTCTATATTTCCATGTAGTTTTACTTCTGCTGATGCTTTTTCTAGTTCAGATTCATAGTGTGCAATTGCATCAGGAATCTTTTTAATATCTTGTGTTACTTGTGAAAACCAATTCATGCGTCTTCATAATCTTCTTCATCTTCTTCGATGTCAAGATTATAACGGATTGCATCATCTAAAGCGTCATCATGTCCGATAAGTTCTCTAAGTTCTTCATCTTCAACGCCATTATCCATAGCAATGTCAACAAACTTTTCCGCCACCACGGATTTATCCTTGGCAGGCACATATGACTTCATCAAACCCCAAACATCAATCAGCATCTGTGTCTCCATTATCTATGTTTTGTATTGCTTCTTCTTCCTCTAAATTTATTTCTGGTGTGGCATGTTCATCTAATGCAACCTGATTACTTACCTCTTGCATGACAATTTCCAAGTTGTCCTTGCCCCATGCTTTTCTATAGTCAAGTATCTCTTTTCCAGTTGCTGTTATATATTTCAAACGATTGCCTTGCTGTTGAATCAGGCCCTTTTTCTCAAATAAATCTAAAAGTCCTGAATATGGATCCATGCCTGTTTCGTATGGAATCTTGATTTGCACTCCTTCAAATGGCTTGGCAAATCTTGTCTTCATTACTTTACATGCCGCTCGGATGCCCCTTACATCAGTTATTTTGTTGCCCGCTTCATCTTCTTTAAGTTTTAATTTTTTCATTGCAACAACAATGCTTGATGCATATACAAAGCCTTGTCCGCCACTAATTTTATCATCTGGATCAAACATGTCTTGTGATGCATACGTATGATTAGTTGCTACCATGCCAACATTTAGACTACCGAACATGTTTACACAATTTCTTACAAGTGCTGTTAATGCCTTAGGCTTTCTGCCTAAGTCGCCCTTCATGTCACCTTTGTTGAACTGATCAACATCAGTAGGAGTCATCATCATACCCAAAGAGTCTAATACAAATAATACTTTTGGTCTGTCTGTTGGCTCTTTGTCGCCATAATCAGTTTTGTATTCTTTTACAAAGTTTGATATAGTTTTAGCAACATCATCTATCATGCTCATGCCAAGTCTTAGTAACTTGTCCTCTGAAGTATCTACACCCACAGCTCTCAGCCACGCCTCATCCAGTGCATTTTCTGAGTCCACAAGTATAACAAATATATTCTGTTTTTGTGCTTCTCTAATAATGTTACCTGAACAAATATAAGATTTGCCAGATCCAGATTCGCCTGCAAACACTGTAACTTTGCCTAGTGGGATGCCTTTGTAAAAGTCGCCGGATATCAAATAGTTCAGTGCATGATTGCCTGTGGATATCCAATCAGTTGGATCATTGAATCCAATGCCAAGTCCATCTATTGATTTTGTAATGGACTTTCTAAATTTTGTTACATCAAATGGTTTGACCATGTATTTTTTCTCCTTCTGTATTATATGTTCTTGATATTATATTGTCAAGATCATGCATAGTTTGTTCGCACTGTGTTGTCCACTTACCAGACATAAAGTGGTTAAAATTATATTCTATGATGTCTTTGTTATCATCATAGATTGACTTTTGTTCTTGCACACTTTTTTTTGATAGATCATGTATTTGGTCTACTATTAATATAATCCTTTGCAAAAAGTTTTTTTCTTCATCAAAACTATAATCAAAACATTTAAATTTTTTGAATCCAAAGCATGTTTCCAAAACTTTGTAATAGTCTGGTTGTGCAAGGATCAAAGACAAACTTTTATTCATAATTGCTTGGAACGGTTTTTCAGAATAAAATGGTTCCGTGCCTTCAGCAAAAGTTTCGCTGACAAGGTTTACAAAAGTTTTTTTCATAATTGGTGCTAGAGTTTTAATATTAGTTTTCCAGTCAAATCTATCGTTGTATTCAAATTCGTTGTGATGCAACAAAAATTTTTTTATTTTGTCAGTGGACATGTCTCCAATAATGTTTTCTAATCCGTTCTTTTGCCATTGATTAAGCTTATCCAGTTTGCAGGTCAATAGTTTAGATTTGGAGCAGTAGTCGTCATGCCATAAACCTTTTTGATACAAATATATTATCATCAACATTCTTGACCAGTGCCACGTGCCATTGAATGTGGAAACCACATGTTCAAACTGTTGTTGATACATTGGCAAATTGTTTTTGTCTTGACAGTGTTTATACAACCAAAAGCCAGGAAAATGTTGCCAAGACATCTCAGTCACAACATTATTACAATCCTTGAATATGGGCATAAATGGCCCAGTGCCACTTTTGATCTTCACGTTGACATTTGGATGTTTTTGTATTGCTTGTTTCAGTTTGTATAGATCCGGCAACTGTATATTGAACCAATCATATAATAAAATATCAATATTGGAGCCATTCCAATCGATTGTGTCGATAGAATGACTCCACGGTTCTCCCAGATTAATCACTGAATTATGATTTTTGTTGTCTTGCTCTTATCATTGCCAGAATGTCTTCTGCTTTAGAGTTGCCACCATTTGTTGCGGCAGGTTGTTCTACAGGTTGTTCTGGTTGTGGAGCAGGAGCAGGCTCGGGTGTCGCAGTTACAGTTGGCTCAGGAGTTTCAACCTTTACTGCTGGAGCAGGTTGTGGTTGTGTAGTGCTTCCTGTAGCAGGAGCTTTGATTCCTGCTGGCCTAAAGTACTGTGAATACTTTTCTGCGTCATAAGGCTCACCATCCACTGAAGCTCTGAACATTTCTTCCATTACTTTTATTTCAACTTCGCCAGGCTTTTTAGGCAAAAAGTCACCAAGATTATGTAATCCATGTGTTTCAATGGCTTTGTTTTGTTCTTCTGACAGTGGAGTTGTTTTTCTAGACCACTTGGATGTTGAATAATCAGCATAACCACCTTTTGTAGTCTTGTTGATTCGGAAGTCAACGCCTCTTGTGTAGTCAGTTGGAAGATCTTCCATTTCTGGATCCATTAGTGCCGACTTTATGATGTTAAAAATCTGCGGCCCAATAATAAATCTTCTGATTGGATTTTCTGGTGCATCTTCTTGTAACGGAGATGTAGTAACGAATCCTTGGAAAATATATGAACGTTTCTTCCAATATTTTCTGCCTAAGTCTTCCAATGATTTGTCTTTGAACCATTGTCTTACTTCTGCAAGTATAGGACATGCATCACCATACATTTCCATGCATGGAATCTGTACTTGTACAGGACCTGATGTTGCATCACCTTTTACTGAATTGAAAGGCAGTTTGATCATTGCCCTCTCAGTCCAAAAGAATGTGTTGTTAGAATCACCATCGGGTAAAAACCTTAAAACTGCTTCTGAATTTTCAGGAATATTCCAATGAGGATATATTGCGTTGTCTCCAATTTGCCCTTCGCCTGATGGCTTAGAGTTTTGAGCTTGGAGTTTTGCTCTTATATCTGCCAGTGTTGCCATAATGTAAGCCTCCTTTGTGTTGCCTAGTGTGTATCACTGTAATGCATATTATATACGCACCCTTATTCTTTTGTCAAGAATTATTTTTTGAAAGCGTCTTGGTAATTGGATTGGTCATAGTCAACAGGATCCAGTACATTATCCATTTCGGCTATTTGTGCATCCATCCAATGTTCTAGATCTGCAGTTTCGCTTTGGTATTTTCTCTTATAAAATTTTCCAAGTTTGCCTTTATCTACAGTTTTACCTTTGATGTCTTTGTATGCCTTGATGTCTTCTGGTGACTTTCTAACTTCATCTTTGAACTTGTCATCTGTTTTTATTCTTTTCATGTCTTGTAGATATTTGTTTGCTAATTTTATCGCTGTGCCCTTTAGTGCTTTAATTTCTGGATTTGGCTTTGCGAATAATTCACCTGACGCAGATAACTGTGATTCCATGTCAGATGCAAAATTTACTATGGAATCATCTTGTGGCTCTGAAGACAGGAACCTTGTGGCTATATCTCTTAATATTGTCATTAGTTTAAGATCCACATCTTTCTGTTGTGATCTTAAATTGTTTTGTAGTGCATCATAAGAATCATCTTTTCTCAATATTAACTTACTGTTAGGATCTTTTACCCAATTGTCAACATACTGTGCGTAACGTGATGCAGTGGAACCTTGCGTCATGATGTCACTTCTTGTTTTTGTGCCTTGTTCGTCATCTGATGGTTTAAGTTCGTTGATTGGTAAAATTTTAAATGCATCAACCAAATCTTCATCAAATGTTTCTTTGGTAAATGTTTTTACCAGTCCATCTATTGTGTCTTGGGTGTTTTCTTCAACTGTTTGTTGTAGTGCCTCCACAGCGTCTTCATATGTGTGTTGTCCTTGTAGTCTACCTAATAATTTTTTTGAATCGTATATTTTAATATTGGCGGCGTCAATATAGGATTGTGTGTTTTCGTCTATCATGCCATTACGTTGAGCATATTTCGTAAATTTTCTCATAGTGGCTATTTCTTGCACTTGTCTACAAATTGATTCGCCAACTGCGTCATAAGGATTCCCACCTTTGGCCACGTGCATCTGCATGGCTCTTGCGCCATTTAAATAATTGTAAGGGAATCTAAACCTTTCGCCCTGATTATTTTCTATAAAAATTGCTTTGATATTTCTTGATCTTGCTCCAGGCACAGCTTCATCCACTGCTTTAGAGTGTCTAATAATCATTTTTGTTTTGTCTAATGGTCTATATGATGTTCTTGTTGTGCCGTGCATATTACTTTCCTGTACTGTATTTACTTGTGATAAGAATTCAAAATCGCCTTGCTTGAGGTCTAATTTCTCAATGTCTTGTGGCTTAAATCCTAAATTGTGTGTGATAGCAAATTCTCTCATTGCCC